CAGAAGCAGAAAAAGCTTATTATGCTTCCATCGGAAACGATGATCTGGCAGCCTGAGTTCACAGATAAAACACTCTCCAGGAAACCCGGGGCGGTTCACGGCGTAAAGATTTGTCATGTAATTATTTACGGTGACAGCCGATCTCCCCGGTTGCGTAACAATATAATTACTTTTGGGGATCTGGTATCCAGTAAGTAATTCTTTACGTACCGCCAGCAATTTTTCTTTATTAATCGACGAGGCAAGATTTTTTTCACCGATTATGCTCAGAATATTTTTGATGACGGCACGGTACGTGTTGAGTGACGTTTTTGCGACTTCCGTTTCTTTCAGTGCCAGAAATTTTTCAGCCAGTTCCTTTATGGTTAAATCTTGTCGGGCCTCACCAAATTTTTCCAGATTGTGTGAGGAGGGAAACTGTTTTGCATAGTCGAAAACACCAGTTTTTATTGCGTAACAAACAGAGGCGCGCAGCTCACCTGCAATGCGCCTGTTTTTTGCCGTGTCAGGAACCCCAAGATTTTCCCTGATTCTTACACCTTTATAAACAAACCAGATACGTAATTTCCCTCCATGGTTTTCCACGCCTGTCGGATATTTCATTTCAGCTTCTCTCGTTGGTTAGTGTTACTTTTGCTCAGGTAAGATGACGTCTTGGTCTTGCAGGTGCCTGGCGCTCAATCCAGCGGTCAATTTCTTCCAGGTTGTAAAAGCATGGGCTGTTATCCCATGGCATACAGTCATGGGCGACATGCCTATACTCCCTTCCTTCCATAAACGATTTTTCCCTGGCTTTTTTTAGCGTTCCCTTTTTTATTCCTTTCAGTGCAATTAGCTGTTCTTCGGATACCCATTTACCGGGAGAGATAATCATGATTACTTCGCTCATCGCTTTTATCTCTTACTTCAGATGAGCGCCGGTTGCAGAATACCAGTCACAACCGGCGGTGGTTGAACATTAAAAATCAGCCTGACTCGGGATCAGTTTTTGTATCGTAGCTGTAACGTATTTTGCCTGGTGACGGGCGTCATCCAGTGCATTGTGGCGCACGCCTTCGAATGGAATAACGGTTCTGGCATCAAAGTCGATTGTTTTTCCCAGCTCAACGATTGTGCGTACATCGCGATCGTTGTGGTAGCGCCACGGGCAGGGGATGTCCAGACGTTCGTATGAGGTGCGCAAAATTGCGTTATCGAAAGTCGCACCATTACCCCATACCTGAACGAATTTTTCATCTGAGTATTCGTTGATGAACTCCCGAAACTGCGAAAGGGCATCCTTCAGTTTTACCTGGTCTGTTAAAATGGCAGCTCTGGCTTCACTGGACTGCTTCAGCCACCATTCGATGGTTCCACCGTCAGGAACAGCCCCTGTATTCATTGCGTCAGTCAGACTGATAACGATATAAAATACTGGCCCGATTTCCCCTGTTTGTGGGTCGAAGAAAACCGCACCAATAACCACGATGGGCGCATTGGTGTTGGTTCCCATTGTTTCAAGGTCGATCATCAAGTGGTACCACACTCTGCTGGTGGATGTGATAACGTGATGACCGTTCACCGCAATTAAGGGATCTGCCGTCTCGCCAGTTTCATTATCGCTGGCGTGGTCCTGAGCGCTGCCAGCATTCTCCTTGTGTGGATGTTCAGCGCCTTCCATTTCCTCCGGATCATTTTCCTGAACTTCAACCCGATTCTCTTCATTGAATGTTTCCTGGTATGTTGCGTCGCCCATCACCGCGCCACAATCAGGGCAGTTGCCGCCGCCGGTCTGACCGCAGGCGGTGCAGATCTTTTCCGGTTCCTGTTGCACTACTGGTTCAGGTTGTTTCGTTTCTGGCTCATTTTGTAACGCATTTGGGCTGTTTTGTTCCGCTTTCTGGCCGTTCTGTTCCGTTTCTTGCTGGTTCTGGTTCACAGAATCGCGGGTTTCCATCCCCTTCACCCATTTCGGATCATTCGGATCGCTAATTCCTGCAACAAATTCACCACGTGATACTGCAAGCAGTTCATCGGCGTCAGGCTGGCTGATATTGGCTGCCTGCATAATGTTGTTTACTTCGTCAGCGGTAACTTTTACCGGCCCTGGTTGTGCGGTCGTGTCAGATGCACCAGTATTTTGTTGTGAACCTGAGTATGTACTGTTTTTGCGGACGAAATATTCTTCTTTCGTGATTTCAGTAGCCCCGGCAGCCAGTGCCTTATCCAGACCAGAAAGTTTGTTTGCGCGACCGTATTTTTCGCCATCCTTGTCGGTGAAGAGGAAGTAGAACGGCCCCTCACGCTCTACAGATGGTTCGACTTCCACTTTGCATTCGGTTTTTTCGTTGTCCGGAATTGCCGTTTCCACTGCATCAGTTTCTGGTACTGGCGACGAGAGAGTATCAGTTGCGCTCTGATTTGTTCCTTCATCTTCAAACACGCCCTTTGTAGTCAGGTATTCAGTAATGTATTTGTTCAGTGCCACAGGGTCTTTGTGAATGTCGATCGGACGTTCACGGACAAGGCCAAAAATAGTCTGGCGGTCGTAGCGAAGGGCATCAGGCTGTTTGCGCATTGATGCTGAGATACGCTTCCAGTCTTCGCGGTCGTTGTTGATAACTTCATTTTTTGCCCAGCGATGGATGCTGCCGTCAATGTTTCCGGCATCAACATCACCAGGCCACAGAGCGTAGGCCAGTTCATCATCCAGTGTTTTCCATGTCTGCTTATATTCGCGACGAATGACAGCAATGACAGGGGAGATATTTTCTGCTGAGTTTTCAGTGTGCTGTCGGTTGACTCTGGCGCGGGCGAGATCAACAGCAGACGTGTATTTTCCGGTTTCCTTGCGTTCACCTTCGCGACGTTTTTTCCAGATGCGCATCTCTGCCTGAATTTCGGGCCATTTAGCACCAGGCTTACATTTATGCTTAACCCACCCGATGGCATGCAACTTAAGCTCCGGATACATGGCGTTAACTTCTGGCATTTTCATCAACGCTTCAACGATATGGCCGTCGAATGTTGCCATGTCTTCCTGCAACAATTCCTGTGCACTAATCACCATATCAACGGTGATGTTTTCACATGTGTCGAACTTAACCATGACAGCGTTCTGTACTTCAGGGGCCAGCTTGTCAAAAGTGACGTTCATCGGATCGGATTCAGTCTCAACCGGGACAAAGGAAGCAGACTCCTCATCCCAGCGGTTTTCCTGCATATATTCAGCATCCCAGGAATCGAGGGCAGGGCGGGGTATACCGGGTTTATCCTCGCAAACAAGAAATTTATAAGCGCAGTCCTGAGCAGCCGGATAATGTTCCAGGAATTGCCAGTGAAATTTTGCGCGGGCGCGACGTTCATCACCGGCTTCAATGGCAGTGGCTACAGCGACGGCACCTTCTTCCTTTATTGCCTGTTCGTCCGGAATGGCGGCGCAAATAAAGACTTTACTCATGTTGTTTTAACCTCATTACAGATTTAAGGGTGAACAAATCCCTGCCATTGCTGGCATATAAAAATGAAACCGGATATTAATTACGGAACTGTTTTAAAGACCTGCCGGGATTTCGTTATTATCCATGTGAATAACTTTATCGACCGGATAGCAGTTACCGGGAATTTTTTGTTCTGCTGCGGCAGCCATGCATTCTTTCATTGAACCGTAAATGTCAATAACCATGTCAACAGGCTCGCCAGTATTAAGAAAAACAGTCAGAGTGAGGGCAATAGTAGTATTCATTGCCAGTATCCTTTTTGCATCGGGCGTAAACGTGCCAGCATTGAAAGAATGCATATTTTATTTAATAGCTCCCGTTCGTGTTTTCTCTTATTAATGGCATCTTCAGTAAATACAGGGTTACTGATTCTGACACCAATTTCAAAACAACCTTCAGACGTATTGACGTTTGGTAATAACGTTTCCATTATCGCGTCCTCAACAATGAATTTTGTGATGCGGTGCCTGGTGCCTCCAGGTGACGTTAACCAGTTAATAATTAACGCCGGATACAGAGAACCCACCCATAAGAACCAATACGGAAGTCAACTGGCCTTTTTAACTGTTCCGCGTGCGCTGAGCCGCATTCACCGCATCACAAAATGCACTTTAAAAGGTGCGGGTATCATGGGAAAAACAAAACGGATACCCGCCAAAAGGTAATCAACATGGGTTGTTGCAGCGGGGTTGTCACTCAGGCGTATGGTCAACCTGACAACCCGGTGGACATTTGCGAGGAACGGAGAACCCCCGCCATACTTACCGCCGCGCCATTTCGCGGAGTGCCACAACCGGAAGCGCACGGTCGACGAAAATTTAACGACAGGCTATCTATGAACCAACCACCTCGCCGTGCGCTTTCGCGTTATGCCCTGACTTTTCAGGGATATATTCTTTCTGTAAACTGTCAGTGCCGGATACTCACCCGTGTCCGGCGCACGCACTCCACCTCACCCGTGGAGAACTCCTTAATTACCAACCCTCAGGAGGGTGAAATTTATGACACAAGAAGAAAAAGTAATGTTTCTTATGCGCCTGGCTGTGGAAACCTTTAACGCCCATTGCCAGGTGCCCCTTTCACTATCTCACGTTATTTCTCTTGCTACCGAGCAAATGGGGGAAATTGACGCCATTTACAATACATTTGAAGCATTCCTGGATAAGAAGCTTATGGCAGAGAAGCGTCAATAATCCTCATTACCCATCGTAAATTTACAGAAGTGGGCTTGATGTTGTGTTTTTCAAGCTCGCTCTTCATGATTTCCAGCAGCTTTGAGCTGATAATAAACAAATCAGGTGCATCGTTATTATTTTTATCCGCATCGTCTTTTTTCGTTTTTAACTCTTGCGGTGAATGTTCGAAAGCAACTTGCAGGGTATTATTTTTAACATCCACAGAGCTTAAAATATGTGCATATGGATGTGCTATTGTGCGCCCCTGTAAATTTGCATCGTTTTCTAAATCTTTTGATTTCAACAGAACATCAGCAAGACTCTGAATCATGCAGAGATAATCAAAAACAGTTGCCGTTTCTGTTCTGATTGCTGAAATAACATGACCATTCAGGCAAACAGAAATTACCCGTTCATCAATATCGTTTTCCTGTTTTTGATTATCAGAACCATATAGCCCTGAAAAAGCATTGCGCACATTACGAACCATATTATCGATGGTTTCTTTTTTGGTGTATGCCGGGTCAATTTTCACCAGACTATCACCGAGTGTCGTTGCAGCAATTATCTGGATTTCTTTTGGTAAATCTTTAAATTCCATTATTAGCCTCGTTGGTTAACCATTAACGTGGGTATGTAATCATTCTGGCAATGCTTAATGCCGCTGCTTTTTCCAGATTGGTGATATCCTGCTCCAGAGCGGACAGATTTTCAGCCTGCTTAGCCCTGGCTTCATTGGCCCATTTCAGGTCCTGCGCAGCCTTAATTTTCTGGTGCATCCACTCATAAAGTTCATCATCGGTATAGTCTGGCGCGATGATGACGGGTTCTCGTTTCTGCATACTGATTCCTCGCGGTGCTGCTTCGCTTATCAGCCGTTAGATTTTGCCGGGCTGGAAAGCGCCTGTTTAAATTCGCTGAAGCTGAGGGCTTCTTCGCCTTCGGCAAGGCCTTCGAAGTATTCTTCGTAAGCCTTTTCCATGATTGTGTCGAAATCCATATCACCCACCTGAATCTCTTTCCAGCCAGCGACGCGCTCCAGATTCGGTTTTAAACGTTTTGCTTTTGGTATACGTCATTGCGGTGAACGTGCCGTCCTGGTTTGGAAACACGCCGTACACCAGAGATTCGTTGTTGCCAAGATCGATAGTATCCATGCTGACCTCATTTCCCCTTAACGCCGGGGTAGCGGAACTGTTTGCTGAGAACACCGTGCGGTGTCTTGATGGAAAGTAATTTAGAATAACCTAACATGAGAGGCAAGTGTTTTTTGTTAGATTGATCTAACAAAAAGGGTGGGCGCAACTAATCACTTGAAAAGAATGTTATTTTATTGATTTATTTTTACGCGCTTTAAGCATTTCTTCGAAGAGTTTGTTGAAGTTTTCTACTCTTGCGCGCATTTCAGACAGCAAGGCTTCCTGCTCGGAAGATGGAAGAGCATCGAATAATTCGATCAATTCTTTGTGGTTGGGAGTTAGCTCTGTTTCCACATGAAGTTCTTGTGCAGGCACTGGTGCCTTGTCTTCGTCACCAAACATTAGCCATGTAGGTGAGCACTTCAGAGCATCCGCTAAAGCAAACAATCGTTTTCCGACTGGCTGGGTTTCGTCTCTTTCCCATTGTGAAATTGTGACGTGAGCAACTCCAGCGAGGCGCGCAGCTTCTCGTTGTGTTAAGCGTAATTCTTTTCGTCGCGCCAGAACTCGCTGGCCTAGGGTTCTTGTATCCATAGTTAGGTAATTCTAATTTTTCTTGACTTAGGTATCCCGCGCACAATAATGTTAGAAAAGTCTAACAAGAGGGGGCTTTGATGCTTAAAGTTGACGCAATTACTTTTTTTGGCAGCAAAACAAAGCTTGCCAATGCCGCAGGAGTGAGACTGGCAAGTGTTGCTGCTTGGGGGATACTGGTTCCTGAAGGTCGCGCGATGCGTCTACAGGAGGCATCTGGCGGGGAGCTTCAGTATGATCCCAAAGTTTATGACGAATATCGTAAGACGAAGCGGGCGGGGCGGTTGAACAATGAAAATCACTCCTGAACAGGCTCGTGAGGCTCTGGATGCCTGGATATGTCGACCAGTAGACTGGCCCCCTGAATCTCCAGACAACCAGTATCACTTAAATAAGTGATAGTCTTAATACTAGTTTTTAGACTAGTCATTGGAGAACAGATGATT